ACTCCCACTTCTTCGAATGTTAAGCCGGTAAGATCGAATACCTGTTTAGTTTTCTTCGAATCGTTGCTCTGTACAAGAACAAATTTCTGATTCTTGTTAGAAATCTTGAATACACCATTTCTATCCTGGTCATCAATGCATTCAACAAGATCCATTCCACTTGCGCTGGGCTGCAAACCAACTTTAAGGCTTGTAACTGTCTGCGCAGGATCCGACCACTTAAGTGCCAGGAAATATCCATCACCAGCTAAAGGTCCTGCAGGTGATAATCCACCTTCGATAAACTTAAGTTCGCCGGAAATCTTGTTTCCTGTAACAGTTACGTTACTCTGCATATCACTTGCTTTCTTTTCTGTCCAAGGGAATGATGCCTCATCAGTTTCGGACGTAACTGTGAGGCCTACGAGGGGTTTGCATCCACCGTAATGATGGCAACACCATCAGCATATTCATACCAGAGTTTCATTCCCTTAAGAGCGAATGCTTCGCCTACAGCTGTGCCATAGTTGCCCTGTGCGTGGAAACCAATAAGGTTTGTCTCACCGTCTGTGGTGTATACAAGACCAAGTTTCTCAAACTCCGTTGAAGGATCAACATAGTAGCAAACCATGTTATCAGCAGGAATAGCAATAACTGTTCCTTCATCAATGTCAGACGAAAGGATCATTGTTGTTGCGCCCATAAAGTTCTGAACATAGTCAATTCCAAAAAGTGACTGAATGGAAATCTCTGCTCCGCCAAGATATTTGTAAACATCAATTGTATTTACAAATACTGTGATTGCAGAAACGTTCTTGCGCATTTTTTTGAATTTGTCTTTTACACGACCGATAGCCATTGCGACTGCCATCTGCCAGGTTGATTCAGAACTTGTGATTGCGTATGTATCATCATTAAGAAGTGTATAGAAATCATCCATAACTTCTACCTGTAACTCATTAAGGAATGCATCATCTGTCTTTTCAACAGCAATTGCAGCACCATATTTATCAACATCTTCGATTGTAGCAGCCTTTGCATACTTCTGAAGTTTAAGGTCTGCGTGAATTGATTCTGCTACTGTGGTCTTGGAATAAGGAATCACACATCCGGGATCCACATCACCATCTTCAAGTTCGATAGACGCTGTATAAGAAACAAGCTTTGTACCTGCCTCTTTCTTGATAGGTCTGGCAATACCAAGCACTTCCTGAAGTGCCTGCCATGATGTACCAAATCTTGTAACAAAATCTTTTTCTCTTGCATCAATGTCTGTAAAGACATTAGGCAAGTTTGTTCTGGGATTAGTTAAACTTTCAATACCGGGCATTTTATTTACCTCCATTATTCATATACTCTTTCCAAGCGGCCTGTCGCTCAGATGTATCCTTGATCTTAAGGATTTCTTCCTTAGTTTTAACAGCACCACCGCCATTTCCTCCAGCAGGTGGAGTTGCTGTACTGGCACCCTGCGTACCGGTCTTCTCGATGAAATCTGCCCACTCTTCCGAAAGGCTCTTTTTAAGTTCATCGACACCTTCAATCTTTCCGTCTTTGTCCAGCTTAATACCGTCAATGTCAGAAATCTTGGTTACGGAATCAATTCTCTTTTCAGAAATGCCGATTTCCTTTAACAATGCCTTGAAGGCACTTGTTTTTTCAGCCTTGCTCTTTTCAGATTCAATGCCTTTTTTGTAATCGGCAAATTCTTCCTTTATTGCCTCATACTTGACTTTGTAACTATCCTTGTTGGAATCTTCCAGATCCTTGACCTGCTTTTCCAGCTTAGTCACTTTGTCCTGTTCTGCATCAAACTTTTCGGCTTTGTCCTTATAGGTGTCTCTTTCTGCTTTGAGAGCATCTACAGTTTCTGCATGTGCATTAATAATTTCATCAACTTTGTCAGCCTCAATTCCAAGGGCTGTAAGGAACTTGCGTGTAAGTGCCATATTATTCTCCTTTTCTTACTGTACTTCGCCACACATTCTTTTGTGTTCAAAAAAGTTTATTTAACTACAAAATAGCACATTTTGTATGTTAAATCAAGATTATATATTAAATTTAGATTTATTATTAAATCTAAATTTAATTATTTAGTTTTCCGAGTTCTTTTTCTAATATTTCTTTATATTCATCAATATGATCGCTTAAAGCAGGCTTTAAAAATGGAGAATATCCAACAGGATGCGAAAAATCTCCTAATTCCTGATAGACTGCATATTCTACATTGGAACCAATATAAACTGTATTTTCTTCAGGCTGCGCTTTAGGATCTGCTCCAACACCTTTTTCTGTAGCAGTCGCCCAACTTATTGAATTTCTTAATCTGCCTGTATCAACCGGGGATTTTAATTTAGCATAACCTTCAGCCTTTAAACCAATTTCTGCCAAAGCTGTTTGCAATGTTTCTTCTACAGCTTTTGTAACATCATCCACATGATTTACAAGCTTAAATTTTTTTACTGACATTATTCTTCACCTTCGTGCTGATTCTTCCATTCATTATAGGAAACATCATCCATACTTCCAAGTTTACGATCATAAAAATCTTCTTTTGTTATTTTATAATCCTTAAGATCAGCAATAAGAGTACATCTACAGTTATAAATCTCTTCGTCAGGTCCGTCAGGATCTCCGGGATATTCACATCCATTAGAAAACTGTTCTCCAACCTTTACCGTTTCGCCATCAAGTTTTCTATGTGATTCACGAGTTCTACCATCCAATGTGGCAATCCACATCTGCTCTATTTCGATTCCAAGCGATTCACAATATTTATAACTATCAATTCTTCCTCTGTTTTCTGCCCCTGTGATATAAGTCCTGGCATTTCTTACGGCTGATACATTATTCATATCGGCAACAGATTGTAATCTTTTGGCTATTTTGGGAATGCTTTCTCCCTGCAAAACTCCCTGAATTATTGCGCTATTTATCTTTTGTTTATTCCATAATTCATCTTTCGGAACATTTACTTTAGGTGTCGGAAAATCCTTATTTTTGATTAAATTTGCAACAGTATCACGACTATAAAGAGTAAAAGTAAAATCAACATTAATGCCTTTTGCAACTTCATAAGCACCAAAATTTCCATTTTCAATATAAGCATCCATCATATTTTCGGAAATTAAAGCAGCTGCATTTTCATTGGTTCTTGTCATATCTTGAGCAAGAGAATTAACCATCTTCTTATAATTCTCTCCTACAAGCATTTGTTTTTGCCGCCATTCAACATATTCTTTTTGAGTAATTTTTCCTTCTTTAACCTGCTTTTGCTTTAAAGAATCTCTTTCGTTGAATTTGCGAAAATAATCATCCGCCTTTTTTTTCATTTCTTTATAGGCAGCAGAATATTCTTTAGACAATCTTTTCTCAAGCTTTTTTAACTCTTTTTCGGTTTGTTCGTGACCATAATCAATCATTATTGCCTCCGAATCTATTCATGCTTTCTTCATCAATAGCTTTTAATACCGCTTCGGCCTTATCTCCATCACCAAGCACGGTTAATATCTTTTCTGTGACATATTCTGCACTAAGATAAGGAGCGGCCTGTAATACATCCTGGATAATTTCAGTCGCATTTACAATTACCGATCTTGTAAAGGATGGATTATCTTCAACTCCGGCTAATCTGCAAATCTCTTTAATAAATTCCAAAATGCAATATTCGTATCCGTCTGCCTTTTCATTTACAGGCTCATACGCTGCCTCTATCTGTGTGGCTGTCACAGCACCATTAGCAATATTCTTGGTATCAAGTGCCATAAAGTCCTCATAAATATCGGCTCTTAATCTATCAAGCAATTTTTCTCTTGCTTCAGTAGGAATATTAATAGTGTTCGGCTCTGCCTTCTGATCATCATCCACATTGGCGGCATGTTTGGTCTTTAATTTTTGCAGAAATTCTGCAATATCAATATCATCCATACCGCCTGCGTTCTGAATAATCCAATAAACTTCAGACGCATCATCAACGTTATTACAAAAGCCTGATTTTATAAGATCGTATGCATCGATATTTTCTCTCATACCTTCAAATTCA